GCAATAATTCTAGTTCTTAGTCCTGCAACAGCTTGGTCTACATAATTTTTAGTAGCAGCTTCAGATGAAACAGAAGGATCTCCAAGACCTGTAACTGAACCACCAGATATAGAAACATTGTTTGCATTTTGAGTTGCAATTGTTCCTAAACCTAAATTAGTTCTAGCTGTACTAGCTGAAGTTAAATCTGATAAGTTATTTGCTTTAACAAGTTTAGCATCTAATTGAGTTTGAATATTTGATGAAACATTATTTAGATAACCAAATTCTGTATTTGAAATTGTACCATCATGAATTTTAGTAGCATCAATAGCAGCACTAGTATTAATATCTGCATTAACAATAGTACCATCTAAAATTTTTGCTGAAGTAATATTTGAATCTGCAATCTTAGCAGTTGTTACTTGGCTATCTCCAATGTGAGCTGTATCTATACTGCCATCAACATACTGATCTGAGTCTACAGAATTAGCAGCCATTTTAGCATTAGTAATTTGAGAATCAGCTATGTGTACTGTATCTATAGATCCATCTACATATTGATCTGAATCAACTGAGTTTGCTGCCATCTTAGCAACTGTAATTTGTGAGTCTGCAATATGAGCTGTGTCTATAGAACCATCTACATAATGTTCACTATCAATACTATCATCTGCAATTTTAGAACCATTAACTGCATCTGCTCCAAGTTTAGCAGTAGTAACTGATCCATCTGCTAATTGAGTTGTACCAATAACTCCACCAGGAATAGATGTATTTGTTTTAGATATTGCACCAACATATACATTAGTAATTGCTTCGTTAGATAAATTTCCTGAATCCCAAGTTATATTAATTGTAGTGTCTGTTGAAAAAGATGATGAACTTATAGTTCCATAAATAGTTCCTGGAGTTGGAGCTACAATTTTAATTCTTCTGTCAGCATGATAAAAAGAAGTTACATCAACACCAGCAATTGTAAAAGAAGTAGCTGATGCGTAAGTTGCAGTATAAGCACCACTACCATCACCATACTCTACCCATTGAGAATCATTATACCAATCTCTAGTATTTTTCATCAATGCTCTAATGGCATTGTTTAGATTGGATGGTAGCATCCCTTCTGCTACTGAAATACCATTTAAGTCTGTATTGTTAGCTTGTGTTGTTGAATAATCTTTTATACCTGCCATTTTAATCTCCTATAAACCAAGCAAATGCTTTATTGTTCTCTTGGTTTTTTTCATTTATCAATGCGTTGATAGCTTCCTCAATTTGTCTTTGGAAAAACTCTTGAGTTTCAAAACTGTATCTAACATTATCTATATCAGTTTTATCGGTCATCGCAACCCTCCTCTTGATGCAATTAGATCAATTCCTTGAGCATCTTTCCAAACACCTCCACTAGGTATTTTAACATTTACCTTAATATATCTGCCAGATTGTCTGACTGGGTTAATTCCTGTTGAGTTCATGCTCACTGAACTAGACTCAGTTACAGCATCAGCTAAACGATCTCTAGTTTTAATAGTAACTGTAGCTGTTGCATCCACTATCGGTCTTATACCAATTATATTCGATCTTAGTCCTGGAAACAACTCTAATTCTCTAGTTTCTATCTCACCTTCATTTGCAGTTCCAGAAAAAATAGCAGCTTTATAATCACTATCTATAGCACCTAATAATAATTGTCCACCATTCCAAAAGTCAGTATCTAAAGCAATATTAATATTTTCTAAGTTTTCTGAAATAATATCCATTAACTCTACAGTATAAGCACCAACGAATTGTGAGAATATGGTACTAGCATTAGCTGTTGCAGTTGACCATTTTTGTGTTGCATAATTATAAATTAAAATCTTATCACAAATACCAGTTGTATTCGCAGTATCTGATGCAGATGGATATAACCATAAAGCTAATTGATTAAAAGGATCAACTGCAGCACATATTCTATCAGAAAAGGCTTTGTTTAAATCTGTATCAAAATAACGATTTACTTTTTCTGCACCGATTGGAATTACTTGGTCGCCATTAATTTCAAAAAATCCATCGTCTGCATAAAAGAATACTCTACGATTATCTTGGCAAACTGTTCTTCCATATACAGCTCCTCTGTTTGGTGAGATAACTGATAATCTAAATACTGTTGCACCTCCAACATAGTCTAATCGAACTATTTGATTTTGTCTAAAGACATAACCAATCTCTCCAGAAGTTATATGTACGATTTGTCCACCAGAACCAGGTAAGTCTTGCAAGTCAGATTGTTTGCTACCACTTGCCCAAGTAGCAATATCATTAATACCTGACCATTGAATTCTATTAGATGCGTTACTATGATTTCCAGTAACTAAGAAATCTCTTATAACACCTGATACTCTAAATGTTGGTAATGTACCACTGGTTACAATACTAGACATATTTGCAAAGTTAGTAGATGTTCCCATTAAATAATATTGAGGTGCATCTACACCATTACTTGCAATAACATAATTACCGAATTGAGTAAAAGTCCAAAAATCTGTGTTACCACCAGTTAAACCAGATTTTCTTGAAGTAAAAGTTCCACCATCTAATTCATAGATGTCAGTATTATTTGCAACAAAGTTATAAACAGTATTAGTATTATCTCTAAATGAACCTGCACCTCTGCTGTCTGTTGAAATATTATTAGTGGAATAATTAACTAAAGAAGGAAATCGTTTATAAGATTGAGTTGCAAAATAAACATTGTTCGCAATATTTGCACCTGGATTAAGATGCTCAGGTTGATCTGGTAGCCATTCTCCAAAAGGTATTTGCATTTAATTTCCTAAGTATTATTAGTTACAGAAATTCTTGAGCTATCACTAAATGGGGATGCAACTGTTACATCAGATCGTTGTTGTAAAGGTGCGTTGCCATACTGATCTTCTCTATCATTTCGTTCTAATCGTTCTAAAGCAGTTTGATACATTTTTTCCCACTGACCTGTTTGATTCGGTTCAATACCACCTAAGAAATTAGCAGCATGATATAATGAACCATATAAATAAATTGCAGGGTGATTTGCTAAAATATAATTTGAAGTATTTGAATCTGATAAAGGATCAAACTCTTTGTAATAATTTAAATAAGCTGTGTATGCACTAGCAGGACTTGGTGCAAATCTAAAAGTATCTCCTAAAATTGTATAAGAAGAAGGTTGTCCAGTCATAGAACCTCCTTTAATCTGATCCATTTGTGCTGGAGTAATATAATTTAATGCGTATTTAGTTCCACCATTTAAAATATAAAAATCTCTTACTTGTAAAAATCCTGATGGTAAAGATTCTGTTTCAGCATCTACAGTAATTGTAGTCTGAGTTATCATTTTTCTAATTCTTAATTTAGAATTAAAGTCTTTTTCTGTAAGTACAATAAAATCTCCAGAAATTTCTGAAGTTAAATCAGATCGGTTTAACCAATTTGCAATTGAAGTTTTTAAAGCTGAATAAGTATTTAGTGCCATTATATTTTACCTTCTGCAGTTCTAAAGTATCTAAACTCACTACTATTTAGTTTTTTTTGTAATATTTTTTTTTGTGTTTCTTTTGGCAAACCAAACCAGTTATTAGTACCATTATATTCTTTTGCCCAAACTTGCAAAGCAATAGTTGGAATACTTGCTACTCTTTTCATATCCCTAGATTTATTATACCCATCATTAAGGTTTAATAATCTTTTATTGTGTTGCAAGTGAGGAGTAATATTGATTTCTTCTTTGGTTACAATTTTACCATCCATGTCATCTTTCATGTAGGTAGTTTTTTTTAAACCATCTATTTCAATATCTTTTTTCATTTTCCTTGACCTCTATATCTGGTTTGTTTCTTCTGTCGTTTTTCACTTTTGTTTTTTCGTTTCTTATGCACACCTGGTCTTTTAGGTGGCTTCGGTCTTGGAACATAGTGAACAAACTTTTGTTTAGCCATTCCTAGCTAGACATTTCAGTAACTGAAACATTTGCAGTACCAATAACTGCAATTTTTTCACCAGGCGAAACTTTAAAAAGTTCTGGTTGGTCAACTGGTACAAAAATATCATTTGCAGTTGCAGTTGGTGAACCACCAAAAACAATATGCACATCAGCATCAGCAGCAACTCTTACATATTCAGTTTGTGAACCAAATGCAGTTGATGCAACTGAAGAACCAGATGGAGATAATTTTTGTGTTGTTCCAGGTCTTAAAGCATAATTCATAGCCATTACATTCTCCTTAAATTAGGTAGGGGGAAATACCGCTAGGCAAGATCCCCCTTATTAATATTATCTTCTTATAACAAAAGTAACAAGAAGTTTTGCAGTTCCAGTTGAACCACCATCTGTAATCATTTCGATAGTTCCACCTTCTTCAACTCTATTAGCAGCACTTGGCTCAGATGAATCTACATCACCTGCAGCAGAACTTGTGTGTGCAACAGTAATAGCAGAATTAGTCATAGCAGTACCACCAACTTCAAAAGTAATAGCTGCATTAGCACCTGAAATAGCACCTTGTAAAGCAGTTAAAATTTTAACTACTTTTCCGCCATCAGGGATCGCAACAAAAGTTGATGAAGCTGTAGAAATATCTTCAATCTCAGCAGTTATAAAATAATCGTTAAGTGTTCTCATTTTTATCCTTTTTATTTGCTTCGTTCCGACTTTAAATAATCTTCAAAGACCAAACAAAATTGTTGATTAAATATGATGGGGGATTTCTCCCCCACCACAAATTATTTATTATGATGTTGTTAAATCAAAAACAGCACCACTAGCTTTTTCGTTTCTTGATTCAAGAGTGTACTCAGCTACCATAAATCTCTGATCTGCGTCTGCAGTCTGAGCTGGAGTTTGTAGAGCAAAATCTCTCAAGAAAGAAACTGCCCAGTAGTCCATCTCTAATACTAGAGCATCTTGACCAACTTTAGCAGGAGTTGCGTTAGCACCTCTGATGAATCTGTTTGGAGCAACTTGTAATGTTCCAAAGTCTGATTCGTACACATCAATAGATGTAACTAATCTTCTGTCTTCTGCTTGGTCAAATCTAGTTGAACCACCAGTAAAGCCAGATAGTTTTTGTTTATTGAAAGCACCAACCATAATCATGTTAGGGTTTCCACCTTCATTGTAACATTTTCTCAATACTTCTTTTAACTGATCTTCAGTAAAAGCTCTTTGAGTACCATCTGTTCTAGCAGCACCATTACCAGCACCTGATCCACCTGCACCAGCAGATACATTGGTTTCAATCCAAGTTTGGACTCCACCAAGTTCTCTAGCAGTAGAACCATCACCAGCAACTTTAGCATTGTTAGATAAAAGAGCAGTTTCCATATCTCTTTTTAACTCTTTCGCAGCTTTAGCTACTTGGTAAGCTAACTCATTATTTCTACCAGCAGATGTTACAGCATCATTAGTTCCTGATACTTGAATCGCTTTAGTAGAGATTTGAGTGTAGTTAGTTTCTTTAGTTGTTGGAGACTGAGTTCCATAAGAAATGTTAGCTCCTTCAACTGCAGCATTAGCAGCAACATCTGCTAAAGCATCTGTTTGCCACTGGTGTGATGTATTAGTTGCTTTTGTTTTAGCAACTCCAGACATAAAAGGTGTTTCAGTTGGAGATATTGAATAAATAATATCTGCCAAATCTTCTCTTATGCCAACTGTGTCGTATGTTTTATAAACAGCCATTTTTTTCTCCTATTTGGTTGTTGGTTTATAAATAACGCATCAACAAATCAGTTGCATCCTTTGGATTTCCTGATCGTTTCAGCGATTTCAGTTTATCCAACCTAGATTTTCTATCCATATCCTCTTTAGTAGTCTTAACACCAGATTTAACAAAGTTAGATGGTTTTACTTTTTTAGAAACTAAATTAGGTTTAACTGATTTAGTTTTTTGAAAATTCATTCCATCCATAATCACATCAAAATATCTTGAATCATAAATTCTTGCGACATCCTCATTTGAGAAGCCTTTAGAACTTAAATAGTTCACAATATTTGATTTCACTTCAGAACCCTTTACAGGATCAGCAATTTCAGGATGTTTCAAGTGAAGTTTTCTTTGTTCTTCTCTTAATATTTCCTGGAACTGAGATTCTTGATGTTCTCTCAGTTTTTGCTGTGCTTGTTGTATCGTTTGTTTTCGTTTCTGAATTCTACGATCAACTCTAGCAGCCTCAGTTGGATCTTCATCCCAAAGTCTATCAAGTTCTTTGGAATTCATATCATTGTTAATCTCAGCATTTAAAGTCGCCACTAATGAATTTAAGTCATCCATCTTGGTGGAATACTGATTTTTCAAACGATCTTCTTCAGACTTTAGCTCTCTTTTTTGGATTGCTATTTCTTCAGTTTTTCGTCTGTAGTCGGCATCCTTTTGATAACCTGCTTTTAATTCTTCAAGGTCAACATCAATCTTTTCACCATTAACAATAACTTGGTGTAGATCGGTTTCTTGTTCTTCAATCGCATTTTCATCTATAGATGCGTCTTCTTCTTGATCTGCAACTTCTAAAGTTTCCTCTAGTTGAGTTTCAGTTTTTTGTTCAACCTTAGAATTAGCCTCAGCTTCTTCTTTTGGTTCAACTGGTTCTGCTTCTTTTGAAGTTTGTTTGATAACTCCTTTAGAGTCCATTAAACTTTCAATGTGCTTAGCAGCACCTTGTATTGTTGCATTTGACAACAATGGGTTTGAGTCAGACATTAGTCCTCCTATTGGTTAAGCTGTCATCAGAATACTTCTTATGAAGTAAGCTGTCTTATGACTTGGCTTTGATTTATTCTAACCGATGGGTTAAAATTTTGTTTGCTGTTGTTGTTTTCTAAATTCTTCTAACTGTTTCTCTGCAAGTTTCCCTGTTTCAATTACAGTTTGAAGATGTTGTTCAACTTTACCAACAACATTATAAGCAATCCAAAGTTTTTCTCTGGTATCGCTTTCTTTAGCACCTGTTTTTTCTAACAGTGCTTCAGAATAAAGTTTTTTTAGAGAATCTATTGCCTCTTTAAAAATTTTATTCTGTAAAATCTGTTTGGCTTGTTGGGATCGGCTGACTTCTTCCGATCTCAGTGCCTGGTCTTTGGTTTCCATTTAATCCTTGTACCTGTTGGCTAAACATATTAGCAGATTTTTGTGCTTGTTCAAGTATCTTACTATTACTTGCCATCATCATCTTGTCTAAATCTGCATCTGCTTTAATTTTAGCAGTGTCTAATTGAGTATTGTATTTTAATGCCATCTCTTTAATCTTCGCTTCAAAATCTAAAGCCATCTGTTGAGTTTTTTGTTGTAATTCTTGGTATTGTAATTCAACATCAGCAATTTTTCTCTTATTCTCAGCATCAATTCTAGTAAATTCAATTTTTTCAATTGGAGTTAGTGGTGGAGGAGCAGGTGGAGGCATCATTTGTTTGCCTATATCTGGATTTACAAAATAACTTTCCACATTTTTTAGTCCTGCGTTCTCAATAATTTTTGATAAAGTGTTATACATATTTTTTAATGTAACCATTGGCATCTCTTTACCCCCTTGTAATTGGAAGGCTTGGAGTTGTCGTTCAAGGATGTTGTTGAGTAACATGATTTGTTGCTCTTTAGAACCAGTACCTAGTCCAACTACAATAGAAATATTAAATTTATCTTTCCATTCAGTAGGTCGAACTGGAATATATTGATTGTTGAGCATAATAATTCTTTCTTTGTCTTGATACTTAACCATCAGCTCAAATATTTTTCTAAATAAATCTTTCACTCCTGTTTCTGCAAAGATTCTAGCAATTAATTCTGAACGCATTTGTGTTTGCGTCATCAAAGCATTTACTCCAGTTGCTGTTTTAGCACTTAAAGTATCTGGATCTAAGCCTTGTACTTGTTTAGAAATACCAGTTCTAACTTCTCTAACTGAATCTAAGTAAGATAATAATGGAAAGGCTTGTTGTGAAATTGGTTGTGCTTGTAAAGGTTGCATCACTTGGTTTGGTGGTTGTTTGGTTCTGACTACACCACCAGGTCTAGTGGTTAATAAATCATCCATATTCACCATACCATCCATGATCGCCACCCTATTATTATTAGTCAAATACATATTATCTAATAACTGCCTCATCACAGTAGATTTCATCAATTGAATATCTTCAACTAATTCAGAAATGGATCTGCCATAAAAACGATGTGGCATTGGAATTGGAGTTACAGTTACAAAAGGAACATTATCGCATGGAGAATTTTCTAAAACCATAGAACCACTATCTCCTGCAGATACAATTCTTCTTAATTCTGCAATACCATCTTCATCATAATCATATTTAATATACGATTCATAAATTAAAATTTTTTCTGTAGATTTATCAGTTGCATTATCAACTGGAAACTCATCAACATTTCTTTGTCGAACAATCTCCTCAGTATTATAAACATCTTCATCGGATCTAGGTAAATTTGCAACTTCTTCTTCATCATATCCCATCGCTACTAGATCGGATCTTGACATTAAAACTTTATGAGAAACAAATTCTGCATCTTCAATTGATTTAGCATTTCGATCAATTAAAAATTCTTCAGGGGGAACTGATTCAATTTTTACTTTACCACTTTTTTTAGTTCGTTTAATTCTGCAATTGTACAATGTAAAATCAGGAACAGGTACTTTACTAACATCTACTCCTTGAGCTTCGTATTGTTCTAATAATTTTTCGAATTCTTCTTTGGCAGACTCATCTTCCATTTCTTCTTCGTCAACAAATTCGATTTCATCTTTACTATCTTCTAAAGCATCTTTCTCAGCTTTGGATAAATTTTTATAAGTTTCAAATTCTACTTTTTCACTTTCGTCATAATAAACTTTTAAGAAACCATTTTTTTCAATTAGAGCATCTTTGAAAAAATTATAAAGTAATTGGAAACCATTATTGTCTTTGTAGAAGACATGATTCAAATATGCTGTCGCTTGTTCGGCAAGAGGAACATCTTCGCCAGTAACAGGTTCGCAACGAACTACTTTATCACTAGCTGTGAATACTCTTAAAAGATTTGGTAAGATACTTTCTACTGTATCAGCAACATCAGTTGATACGACTTGAGATCGACCATCAATCTCAGTTCCTAATTTATCTCCTAAATAATATTCTAAAGATTTTCTTCTGGATTGAGAAAGCTGTCCACCTAAATACCCTAAAGCATTTTCAATTTGGTTTGATAATAAACTTCGTAATTTAGGATCTGATAATTCGATTATTTTTTTTGCCATATTAAACTATATAATTTGTGTCAACTACAATTGGTTTAGACCAGTCTGATCTTTTTACAGGCTCAGTAACTGCTCCATACCTTATGCTGTCGCAAAAGTGTGAACTCCAATTATGGAGGGGTTTGTTCCTAAAACAATTATTTTTTTCATCCCATCGTTTGCAATATGATTTTAATGCCTCAATCAACTTTTTGCAATTGTTTTTATGGAAGTAACACTTTGGTAACATTTGTCTTACTTGCTCAATACCATCTTCTACACTAAGTTTGGGTGCGATGTCAAATTCTAGTCCCATTTCTTTAGCTGTTTCCCACCTAGATTTATTAGTGCCAATCTCTCTAACCCTTATATCATGGGGTGCAATATGCTTAGAATAGTTATACCCCTTATCATCTATGACATTCATATAATGCTCTAAACCCTCACCAGAATTTTCGTAGCAATCAATAATTCTAATTTCATCACCATGTCGCTGAGCAAAGGTGATTACTGTGCTGTCGTTCATTCCTAAATCCCACCAAGTTTCAACCTCTAAATTTTCATCAATATCAAAATTAACTATTCTACCTTTAGCTTCTAATTCCTCTATGGTCTTACCATAATAAGAACCTGATATTCCAGCTTGGAAAGAACATTCAAACTCTTGAGCATAAGCCTCTGGCGACATTGTGGATTTAGCAGCATCTAATTCTTCTTGAGCTATAATCTTAGTTTCACTTGCTTTGAATACTTTAGTGAACCAATCCTTTTGATGTTTAGCTCTTTCATGAAGTTCAAAAAACCAGTTTCTCCCCATCGGTGTGCCTATGAATATAGCAAACCCCATTCTGTCGGAAAGAGCTGGTCTTAAAATGGTATCGAAAAGGTCTGGCGAAAGATTTTGTGTTTCATCGCAAACTATTCCATCAAAATACTGTCCTCTGATTGCAGCACTATTCTCACCTCCAATAATTTGAATACGACTATTGTTCACTGAGAAATCTACCCTCAATTCAGACTCATTGAATTTTGTTCCTGGTATGGCAGCAGAGAATTGTTTGAGATAGTCCCAAGCTGTAGATTTACCCTGCAATCGGTATGGAGAGATAAAAGCATATCTAGGATAGGGTTTAGTGTTCGTTAGAGCAGCCTTAATTAAGTGATTGATGGCAAATACAGTCTTACCCCCTCTACGATGGACAATGACCACATTAAATCGGTTCTTATCGCATTTTTCATGCAAAAAATTTTGGATTTCTCTTGGCTTGTATGGAATTACAATTTGTTTCATTTTAAAACAAAACCCCCCTCTTTTGTTTTAATGAATGGTTGTATTAGCATCTGGATAATCGTCTGGCAAGACGAATTGAGTTTTAAGGAATTCGGAAAAGTCTTCAGCTTCTTCGCTACTTTGAAAACCTTGAAAGTGTGTAATCACAATTGGTTTTTTTGTGGTTTTATCTTTCATAATGAAAATTATTGTTTTTAGAAATCTATCGTCCATTTGTTTATACCATATATTAATTTTTATTTAGCAGGTAACCAAAAAAATGGGTGTACCCTAAAATAAACCCCCCCAAATTGCCAACCAAGAACCAAAAAACCTTAAATTATTAGTAGTGATAACTTAAAGGTTATCAATAGTAATATTTCTGATAATTAATCGTTATCGACCATGTTGCTGTTTTGTTCTCATTTTGTGATAATTTTGCAACAGCTCACATATAACAACTGCTTTTTATGTGTGCAAGTTTTACCAAACAACCAACAAAACCAATGCTTTTAAATACTTTCTTAATCATTTATAATCTTATTTACTCCAAGAAATAGACAATGGTTGTTCCTTATCACCTTTTAAAGTTATAGTTTCTGCCTGTTTGCCATATCTTTTTGCACTTAATTTACTTGCAGACCATTGGTTATGAGCTGTTATAATTTTATAAAGATTAACTAAGTTTTGAGCAGATTTTGGATCAACAAAACCATTTTCAATTTTAGCCTCTAATTCTTTTCTTTTGTCTTCTAATTCAGATAATTTTAAATCAATAGCTAACTCTTTTGATTTAATATAACGACTCATTAAATCATCATTGTTAATAAGTTCTTTTCTAAAAGATTGCCAAGTATAATTTGTTATTATTTGGAAAGTTTCCCTTATAGTTTTTCCATCACTAATTAATTCAAGTATTTGATCTGCTAGTTTTTCTGTGAGTTTTTTTTTTCTTGGCATAGTTTATAATAATTCTAAGTCATTAAATGACCTGGCAAGGTTTAAGAAAGGAAAGAGAAAGAACCCTTACCAGGTCTAGTTATAACTTTATAGGTAAAAACAACTAAAAGAGGGAGTTTTCAACCTGTTGCTATTATAGCACTATATGTTGTATATTTACAAGTCAAAAGCACTAGGCTTTTTATAAAATGTTCTAGCATCAAGGGTAATAGGATTTACTTTTAATTTTCCATCAAATATAAGTTTATCAACTAATCTTTGGCAAGTAAAGGAGCCATATCTAGCTTTTAATATAATCCAACGCATTTGATCCCAGCTCAAATTCCCATTTTTAAAGTCTTCATTTAAAATATTTACAATTTCTAGTTTTTGCAGGGGGGTGTAGTCGTTTAAATAGCTTAATTGCAAAGGTTCTCCATTATAATAATAAATTTCTAAATTCATTTTTTAAACCCTTTAAATCCCTTATTACTATTGTTGTTATTATTATTGTTATTACTCTTATAATACTGCCCAAATTTTGGGTAGTCTGATTGCTTAATTTTTAAGTAGTCAGATTGCTTAATTTTTGGGTAGTCATTAGGTAGTTTTAAACTATATCTGTTAGCACTTGATAACCTGTGGATAACTAAATAGCCATGTTTTACTAGCTCATTTTTGGCATTTTGTAATGTATTTATAGAACAACCTAATTTAGACCTTAAATTAGAGTTTCTTAGGTTTCTATAATTACTTGATAAGCTCTTAATATAGCAAAATAAGACTTTTGCCTCATTTGATAACCTATCGTCATATATTAACTGGTTTGGGATCTGTGCGAACCCTTTTTTTAACTTTTCCATGTTCTTTTATTCCTTCCTTGCAAGACTCTCTATATACCCAAATTTTAAGTAATCAAACAAGAACAAACTAGGAACAATATTTTTTATATAACTTGAGGTTTAATACTTGACTATATAGTACAAAGGTTATACAAGAAAGTATGTTAAACGAATCAAGAAAGGAAATAAAAAACATGAAAAAACTAACACCAGCTGCACAAGTAGCAAAACTTTTAAAAACAAAAGCGAAGTCTTTAGGATTAGAAGTAAAAGCAAGTTCAAAAAATTATACTGGAGGAGATTCAGTAACTGTTAAAGTTTTAAAAGGTTCTGACAAATCTTTTAATGAACTTAAAGAATATTCAAGCCAATTCAAAGAAGGTCATTTTGATGGTATGTACGATATTTATGAATATTCAAATTCAAGAGATGATATTCCACAGACTAAATATCTTTTTATTAATGATGACAGAGCAGTTCAAATTTTAGAATATTACGATGAAAATATATTTAGAACTGAAAAAAAGTGGATGTGGTTTGATAACGAACTAAGATCGTATGAATGGATTAAGCAAATTAAAGATGAATTCGGACATAATTGGCAAAAAGGTTTAGCAGATATTATGGAAGGTAAGGTAGAAAAATACAAAGTTTTAACTGCATAGATCGAAACACCCTCATTCTTGGGGGTGTCTTAGGGTTACTCCCTAACTGATGAGATCAGAAACTAAAAGAAGGGAAAATATGAAAAACAAAGAATATAAAGGAGCTGCCAATATATTAAATAATCAAAATATAGGTAAGCAATTTTTTGACCATATGGACTTTGGAGATTGCCAATCAAGAATAGATGAGGACATAATCCCAAAGGTTGAGATTGTAGAACTACCTAAAAGATACTTTAAAAAAATAATTAAATTTACAAGGAGAAGATAATATGACCGATAAAGTACAAAAAGCGATTAATAAATATGAAAACCAATTTAATCAATTTATGATTAATTTAGAATATCAAATCAAAAATGAAAAAGCCTTTAAAAATATTGAAGGAAATATGTTTTGTGGTGTTCTTGTTCAAATGAAAAACAATATTAATCAATTTTTAAAATTAAATAAGAAAGGATAGTATGAAATATTTTATTAAATATAAAGTTTGGGACAAAAAAACAGATAAAATTGCAATAATAAAATATGATTTTCAAACTGAATTTAAAACTCTTTTAGATTTTTTTAATTTTATTGAAAATTATAAATTTGTAAATTCTATATGTAACGACCAAATAATAGATTTAGGGGTGTTATAGTGCTTTTTATATTAATTACCTTTGTAATAGCCTTATATTGCGTTTATGGGGGTATTTTTTTCGTTAATAAGATAATAAATAAACTTAGAGAAAGGAAACAATGAATATTAAAGAATATGGAGTCAAAAAGACTTGGGATGGATATTGGGAAACTTTTGCCAATGTTCAAGATGGAAAATACTTAATCCCAATAACATGGTTAAGAGAACAATTTAAAAATAAGTCTAATGCTATCAAATGGTTAAAAGTTGAATTGAAATTATTGGGGGTTGACTATGACAAGAAATAATTTTGGTTATCCATATATATTTGATTATACAAGGCGACAAGATAAAAGAAGGCTAGACAACCTAGACAAAATGATTAAAAATTCTGTTAGAGATGATTTTAAAAGAGTCTGGCAGAAAAAAAGGAAAGAACTTAAACAAAACATTGATGAAAGAAATAGAAAAACCCTCAATTAAAGTTATTGATATTGAGAAATTAGAATTAATCACATTTAAAAATATTGTTGAAGGCTCTATGTCTATCAATGGAGTTACTTGGAATAAGATTAAAAGATTAAAAGGAAAGGATAAGAAATGCTTGAAACTATTATAATAATAGAAATTATTATGTGGACAACCTACCTAATAATGAATTGATTATGCTTAAAGTTTTAGATTTATTTAGTGGCATTGGTGGTTTTAGTTTAGGTTTAGAATCTACTGGACACTTTGAAACAATTGCCTTTTGTGAAAAAGACCAATTTTGTCAAAAGGTATTAAAAAAACATTGGTCAAACATTCCAATTATAGATGATGTAAGGAGGATAAATGGAAAAGAAATTAAAGCAGATGTTGTTACTGGAGGATTCCCATGCCAACCATTCTCAGTTGCAGGAAAAAGAAAAGGAACAGATGACGATAGATACCTCTGGGATGAAACTATTAGAGTCGTCAGAGAATGTAAACCGAAGTATTTTATTGGCGAAAATGTTGAAGGTCTTATTAACATCCAACAAGGCATGGTACTCAGACAGGTGCAAACTGACTTGGAAAAAGAAGGTTTCGAAGTCCAATGTCTTATTATACCAGCTTCAGGCATCGGTGCTTGGCATCAAAGAAAAAGAGTTTGGATTATCGGATGTAATGTATCCAACTCCAACACAAGATTCGGCATCGGAGAGAACCAAGAAATACAAACAAGGGGGAACACCTCTACCAATAGCAGTAAAAATGTTTCCAACACCTTCGGCAAGTTGTCAGATGGATGTAGTAGCACCACCAGAAACAGTACAACAGAATTCAAAAGGGTGGAGTGTAACCAGAGTTGGAACTGGAACGAAGTTTGGAGCAAAACTGAACGATGTAGTGAACAAGATAGAAAAAATGTATCCAACCCCAGAAGCAGGAATGTACAAAGTAGATGTGTCGGACAAAAATTATCATCTGAAAAGATTGAAAAAGAAAAAACAACTAGGTCTACCTGGAGTAATTCATCTTCAAAAAACAGGACTTGGTGGCAAACTCAATCCGAACTTTGTGGAGTTCCTAATGGGGTATCCTATGAATTGGACAAAGATAGAGCCAACAGAGTCAAAAGTCTTGGAAACTCCATTGTCCCACAAATCGCCAGAGAACTTGGAAAAGCAATTATCGAAGCAGAAAATGTATAGAACACCAACCTCAATGGACATAAATGAAGATAGTATGATTTATGCTGCCAAGATATTAAAAGGAAAAGTTAATAGAAATAGCAATCAAAGAGTTCAAATAACTTTATCAACTGATGTGGCTATGGAGTATTTAAAAAATAATCCTCACTTGATAAACGAATTTGATAAACCTTTTATGGAAAGACCTAATTTACCAAATAAATTAGATTTTATTAATTATTTAAAATCACAAACTACAATTAAAGAATTAGTTCAAAAAACTAATCTACCAAAAACTAAAATTGAACATTGGTTTAGAAAAGATAATTGTTTTTCTTATCCTAGTATAGAAGATTGGAATATAATTAAACCATTTTTAAAAGAATTAAAATTTGATAAGGAATTAACTTACCAAATAGAAAAAGATTGGAAAGAATGAAAGATAAAAAAAACATCTATGGCGATTTTAGAGTCTGCTACAAATGTGGAATGAACGCAGATGTTGTGGAGTCTGGCAAAGATATTTGCGCTAGTTGTTGGTTTGTTAATCATACCGATATGACGATTAATGAATATGAAAGAAAGAATATTAATATCAATCAGAGAAGGAAAAAAAGAAATGAAAAAAAGTAGTGCTTTGGCTTATGTAGGTCATAATGAAAGAGGCGATAGAGAAAAAGACGATTTTTACCCAACACCAGAATCTGCAACACAGGCTTTATTAGACAGACAAAAATTTGAAGGTAATATCTGGGAGTGTGCCTGTGGTAATGGTGCTATGTCTAAAGTAATGATTAAAAACAATTATAATGTTTATAGTTCAGATTTAATTGATAGAGGTTATGGTGAAACTGGAATTAATTTTTTAGAATCTGATAAACAAGTTGATAATATTGTAACTAATCCACCATTTAATTTAGCAACAGAATTTACATTAAAAGCATTTGAATTGGCAAAAAATAAAGTTGTTATGCTTTCTAAAATTTCTTATTTAGAAGGTGTTAAAAGAAGGGAACTAATATTTAATAAAAATAAATTAGAAAAAGTTTTAATATTCACTAGGAGAGTTCCATTTAAAAAAGAATCAACTCAAAAATTAGCAGGTGGTCTTATGGCTTTTGGTTGGTTTATTTATGATGTAAATTACAATGGCAAACCTACTATAGATTGGATATGAGAAACTTATTTGAAACTGTAATTGATGTTGGTAGTGGATTAATCTTATCTACATTAATTCAATTATTTATATTTCCATTTTTTGACCTACACCCAACAATCTTGGAGAGTTTTCACATAGCTGTTATTTTTACAGTAATTTCAATGATGCGTTCTTGGTTTTGGAGAACTATATTTACAAGGAGAAAATATGATAAAAGTTAAACTAGAACCTATTGATGTAGAACTAGCTCTTAATACTGCTAGTAAAAGATTTATTGGTAATCTTAAAATGGGTAAGGGTTTTTCTTATGGTTATCAAGGCGACTATAGAAAACAAATAGCTGATTCTTTTTTAGGTGCTTTGGGTGAGGTAGTATACGCAAAATCTCAAAACAAATATTTTAATAGTTCCTACACTGATAATTTACAAAGATATTCAGACTCCGACTTTCAAAACAATATTGAAATAAGAACCCAAGAAAAAAAAGATTATAATTTTTTACTGATTAGACCTGGAGAGAAAAGAGGAAAATATATTTTGATTATCCATGAAGGCGATTTTGAATTTTCTATATTAGGTTGGTTTCCATTTATAAATGATATGCCAGAACGATTAACTAATTTTGGTTATACTAATAGACCTGCAGTTTATAAAGTGGACATAAAAGAATTAATGGACATGAATGACCTCTAAAGTTGTACTAATCTATGTTCAGTTTATTGACAATATTTGTATTTTTTAATAATAAAGAATTATGTTGAAAGAAATAGGAAAAGAATGGGAAACATTTACAGCAGATCATTTATCACCATCGCAATTAAATAAAAATATAGATCAATGGTATTATGATTATAAAGTTTTAACTGCAGCTCAAAGAAAAGCATTAAAACCAAATATGAAAATGATTTTTGGAGGTTTTGCAGGTCAAGCATTTCAAGACATGATTGTTTATAATTTAACATTAGATGAAGTTATGAAGGGAAAAAAATGACAGATCCAATAATGATGCAACTGGCTAAGTTACAAACTAGGGTTAGAAACTTAGAAGAAGATAATAAAAGATATTCTAAAAAACTTATAGAAAGAGATGATGAAATTACAACTCTTAAAAAAAAGATTGCTGACCATGAACTGAAAGAAAACATGATAGCAAAGAATAAAAGTTATTTAGAATTAAAGGTTCAAAAAGATATTGACCAAATAAAAGAAAATAAAAAAATAATTAAGGAAGGAAATAAAGATGAAGTTACGACCACAAACAACAGAAGAAAAAAATAAATCTTCAGGTGGATTTAAAGAACGAAGACAACAATGTCTGGATGCTTTAAAAAATATTCCAACTGTAAATATTAAAGGTAAAAAATATTCTACAGTGAATGAAAGACACAAACATTTATTACAATATTTTCCAGAGGCAAGATTTAATGAAGAAATATTATTTCATGATGCCGACAGAGTTATTGTAAAAGTAGAATTATATATTAGTGATGTTATTTATTCTGTAGGTCATGCAGAGGAGTTTAGAAACTCATCATTTATTAATAAAACAAGTGCATTAGAAAATGGATCTAGTTCGGCATTAGGTAGATGTTTAGCTGCCTTTGGCTTATCTGGTTCTGAATATGCTAGTGCTGAAGAATTAGTAAATGCTCTAAATAATCAAAATACAAATACCAATAAACCAGTTTCAATTAAGGATGAGATTAAAAAGCAAACAACTGAAACAAAGTTGACAGCTCTTTATTCTAATTGGAAAAAGAATAACAATGAAGATGAAGAAATTGAAAAGTTATTCGATCAACAACAACAACTAATCAAGAAAAATGGAGGACAACAAAATGTCAACAAATGGTAATGCAAAACAAAAGGATTGGGTTTTATTTCCCTATAAAGCTGATGATGAATTAGCTATTAAAATTGCTTTTTCAGGTAATGTAATTTTAGAAAATGGTAAAAAAGGAACGATACTTGGAGTTAAAGGTGTATCAAAAGATGGTAATTCAAAATTTGTCAGAGTCTTTGCTCAAGTAGGAGTAGTTTTTAAAGGTGATGATAAATTTACTGGAGAAATGAACTATCCTGATGCAGGAGGACATAAAGGTTTAATCGGTTGGTTAAATGATGAGGGGACTATTCTTTCAGGATATAAGAATGATCCTAAACCAAAACAAGCTAAACCACAAAGTAAAGAAATTCCATTTTAATTGATTAAATATTTTTATTTATTCATGATTTTTGTCAATGGAGAAACTTTCATTTATAAAGCTCCCTTAGAATCCATGACAAAATGCGACCAGGTTATAGAGAAGATAGCTCAATCATATCCTGGTCGTAATGGAATATTTTATAATAACAAAAGAATACAAGTGTATTGGTGTAAAGATGAACAAGGAAACTATGTCGGATAATGTAAAATTTATTACTGAACTAGAACGACTGCTAAACCAAAAACAAAATGATTATGGTCATTTTGATAATACCTCTTATGTCATGGCAGGAATTTTAGAAAAGTATTTATCAGTTTATAATAATGTTGAGGTTAAAGTACCATTAAAGTTTTTTGGTATTTTTATGATTTTTTTAAAACTTTGGAGAGTCATGCAATCAGATAGCTATAAAAAAGATAGTTTTGACGATATTAATGGCTATGCAGAATTATTAAGGAGGCTAGTAGTTAATGAGCAAGATAAGAAGTAAAAGACCTATGACTCCTAAAATGGATAGGCTATTGCAATTTATAAAAAATTACACTAAAAAGAACAATTATAGTCCGACTTTTTCAGAAATGGCAAATGAGTTGGGATATAAAAGTAAAAATTCTGTTTCTTCTTTGATTAAGAAATTAGAAGAAAGAAACGAACTAAAAAGAGACTTTGCTGGATACAGTAGAAATGTAAGTATAAATGAAAAGAGTTGAAAAATTATCTATTTTCCAGTTTGAGGCTAATTTTAGAGAAATTTTTGATGGTGAAACTATTGAGGAAGCTACTCAAAAAGCTCATTTATCAAAAAAACCTGGAGATGCTGCTGAAATAAATATCACCGATAGCAGACTTTCTAAGGTAAATATAAAAACAATCGGTGAGGAGAACGATGGCTCTAAGTAATAGTAATGTTAGGCTATACGCAAAGTTGGATAAAGCACATAAGAAGATTATGGGTGCAAGAGAAAGAGGAAGACAATGCGTACATACTCTGCAAAACTTTAAAGAATACAATCAATTGTATAGAAGAATTGTAGAAGCCGAAAACAAAGATGCTATATTTTTATATACTTAATTAAGTATATATCAAAAGTTGTTAAAACTTCTTAGGGATACTATACTCTAAATTAAAAATAGAAAGAAAGAACATGAAAATATCAGACAAAACCAAATTAATATTTGACGAAGAAAGATTATTCTATGCTGAGATTGGCAGACGAATCAAAGAAGCTAGAATAAAAAAATATAATCAATTTACTGGCAAACAAGTTAAAGTTAGTTTAGTTACTTTGGCAGCAGCTTTAAAAACAACTTACCAACAAATAGCCAAGTATGAATCTGCTGAAAATAGAATTCCATTAATCAAATTAGTACAAATTAGTAAGCTACTTAAAAAACCATTATCTTATTTCTTAGATGATTTTAATGGTTCACCAGATATTGCCATAAAGTTTAATCAAGCCTTTGCTGATGCAATTGATAAACTTGAGGACAATATTTAATGTTTGTTCCATTATTAGATAAACTTAATAAGATAGTTCCTGAATTACATCAACAAGAAGAATTTGATTATTACTGTTCTATTCTACCTAAGATGATTGCTAATGGTCATGCAGCTCATCAATCTATTCCAGGTTATGAAACTTGCAAACCTGAGATTGAGGCTTTTAGATGGTTTGATGGTATTACTATTCCTGTTCATGGTTATTGTGATTTAAAGGGGGACAAACTTATTATTGAAGATAAATGTAAGTTTCCCAAAAGAGGTAGGGTTAAAAAAGATGGCACTAGGTCTTGGCTAACCAACAAACTACCAGAAGATAGACCAGAGGCTTTTCATTTATTGCAAATAGATTTTTATTGGTCAGTATTTAAAGTGCCAGTTTATCTTTGTTATATTAATGAGGAATCTTTTAAAGTCTTCCATGCAGGTAATTGTGATGAACTAAAAGAAGAAAATATAGAAAGAAGAATACCTAATCTTATTCAAAGATGTAAGGTAAGACAAAACTTAATGAGAATAAGCTCAGATCCTAAAGTAGTTAAGGACTATATTCAGCCTCAATTCGATCATTACTTTTGGCGAAATGAAGATGAGAATTATCTTAAAGATGCTATGAAATTTTGGGAAAGTTAATTACCAATTAAAACTAGACTTAGGTTTTAAATCGTTCTGTCTAACGCAATTATAATGAGCATTTTGATATTTGTATTTACCATAAACAATTTGACCAATTGGTACAAAAGAATCTTCATTAGTCATATCTTTATTGCAATATTTACATTTACCAACATCAATAATTTTTAATTTTGATTTTACCCAAGTCTTATTTTTAGACATACCTATAGTATTTACCCCTCCATCATACCCAGTTGACAAGCAACTACACCTAGTAACAATTTAACTTCTAGCAGTTCTTCTAGCTCTTTTTAAAGCCTTATCAGATACAGTGCCTTTACCTGGTTTGCTCTTACCAGATTTTTTAGCTTTATTCATATAATAGTAAAGTCCTTTTTTAACAACTCTACCATCTTTAGTTCTATAATAACCTTTTTTAACTTTTTTCATTATTTCTTTTTTTTCTTTTCCATACCTTTTAGTTTTTTCTTTCTAATAGTAGCATAGAATATTGGTTTAGCTTTTTTACCATACTGCTTTTTCATAGCAGCTAACATCTTTTTACCTTTTTCTGTAAGTGGCATTAGTATTTCTTATTTTTCATTTTCTTTTTTTTCATCTTAACTTTTTTAGCTGCAGCCTTACCTTTTTTAGTGTAAGGATATTTTTTTCCATTTACCATTGGCATAGTTATCTCCTATTTGTGTTTTTTTTTCTTCCCATATACCAATCACTAGGTTCATAGTTCCATCTTTTACCATGATGACCTCTAAGATCAGCATACAACATTCTAGTTTTCACTAAGAATTTTATAAATTTTTTTACCATTTTTT